CTCAAACTACCCTTGATCTTGATTTCATTCTGGAACATGCGGGTAAAGGAGAAGAACCTATGCATAAAAAAATTAGTGAGTCGGAAACTCAACTCCGACTAAATGAAGAATTAATGGATTTAAAAAACCCACCGATTTCAGGTGAATTAAAGTTACAAATAACAAGATTAATAGAAGCACCAATAAACTTGCTTTCCCGAAATGACTTTATTATGATGTATTCAGATGATCAATTAGGTAATGCTATTAAAGCACCTGATTTATGGTTAAGAGAGCATTTTGTAAAATTAAATACATTAGCTAAACAAACACATGAGTAAATTAACCCAATACGGACACGCGTTTCAGATTAAGGCACTTTCTATCTTAATTACTGATCGAGATTTCTTGCAACAAATTGCAGACATAGTGTCTCCTGATTATTTTGACAATGATGCAGGTAAATGGATTATGAGAAAAACACTTAAATATTTTAATGAATATAAGTCTGTTCCCACAATGGAAGTGTTTAAAGTTGAAGTAGAAGGTATAAATCAAGAATTACAAAGTGTAGCTGTAAAAGATTTACTTAAACAAGCATACAAAGCATCAAAATCATTAGATTTAGATTATGTAAAAGATACTTTTTTAGATTTTTGTAAAAACCAAACATTAAAAAGTGCATTAATGAAGTCAGTTGATTTATTAGAATTAGGTGATTATGATGACATTAGAAACTTAATAGATAGAGCATTAAAAGCAGGAACAGAAAGAGACATTGGTCATGAATATATAACTGAATTAGAAGATAGATTTAGAGAAGAAGCCAGAAATACAGTTGCAACACCTTGGCCTCTAATTAATAATTTACTTTGTGGTGGATTAGGAGATGGCGATTTAGGAATGATTGCAGGGGGACCTGGAGGTGGTAAATCATGGGCCCTTGTTGCAATAGGAGCAGCAGCGGTTAAATTAGGTTACACTGTAATTCATTACACATTAGAATTAAGTGAAAAATATGTAGGTAGAAGGTATGATGCTTGTTTAACTGAAATTCCTGTTGGCGAAATTACTTTACATAAAGCAAAAGTAAAAGAAAAAATAGAAAATTTACGAGGAGGCCTTTACATTAGAGAATACCCAGCAGGACAAGCAACAGTAAACACAATCCATGCACATTTAGAAAAATGTATACAACAAAATATAGAACCAGATTTAATTATAATTGATTATGCTGATTTGTTAACTTCTAAAGCAAGTAAAGAAAAAAGAGACAAATTAGATGACATTTATACTAATTTAAGAGGTTTGGCTACTGAAATGAAATTACCTATATGGACAGCATCTCAAGTAAATAGATCAGGAGCAAGAGAAGACATCATTCAAGGAGATAGAATGGCAGAAAGTTATAGTAAAATGATGATTACTGACTTTGCAATGTCTTTATCCAGAAATGCAGAAGATAAAGAAAATGGAACAGGAAGATGGCATATTATGAAAAATAGATACGGAGCTGACGGTATAACTTATGATTCTGTTATGGATACTGCAATTGGTAAAATTGCAATAAATATAAGAGGAAATAACAGAAATGAACAAACTCCCCCAGGAGAAATTTCACCGGCACAGCGAAGAAGACTTCGAGGAGCTTCTAACGATTTTTTTAATCTTTCATGAGTTTTTTAAGTATATATTGTATTTATTCCCACACAAAGGGGTTTTTTACCCCCTTTTTTAACCTTAATAATTAATATTTAACATCATAACAGAATGAACATCTCACAAGAAATTTTATCAGACATCGTAGTATACAACAAATATGCAAAATACGTTCCTTCAAAACAAAGAAGAGAAACCTGGGAAGAATTAGTTACCAGAAATAAAGAAATGCATCAAGAAAAATTTCCTAAATTAAAAGAAGAAATTGAGGATGTTTATAAAATGGTATATAGTAAAAAAGTTTTACCTTCAATGCGTAGTTTACAATTTGCAGGAAAACCTATTGCAATAAATAATTCAAGAATATTTAACTGTTCATTTTTACCAATTGATGATTTTAGAGCATTTAGTGAAACAATGTTTTTATTATTGTCAGGATGTGGTGTGGGTTTTTCAGTTCAAAAACACCATATTGATAAATTACCTGAAATTCATAAAGCAACTAAGGAAAAAAGATTTTTAATTGGAGATTCAATTGAAGGATGGGCGGATGCTGTAAGAGCAATTATGAAAGCTTATTTAGGTAAAACTAAAACAATGCCTATATTTGATTATAGAGACATTAGACCAAAAGGAGCAGAACTAATTACTGTAGGTGGAAAGGCACCAGGACCTGAACCATTAAAAGAATGTTTATTTCAAATTCAAAAAGTATTAGATAGAAAAAAAGACGGAGAACAATTATCACCTTTAGAAGCACATGATATTATATGTCATATTGCTGATGCTGTATTATCTGGTGGTATTCGTAGAGCAGCATTAATTTCTTTATTTGATTTACATGATAATGAAATGTTAACATCAAAACACGGTGCTTGGTGGGAATTAAACCCACAAAGAGGTAGAGCAAACAATTCAGCTGTAGTTATTCGTCATAAAGTTAGAAAAAAAGACTTTATGGGATTGTGGGGAAAAATTGTTGCTAGTAATTCAGGCGAACCTGGAGTATATTTTTCAAATGATAAAGATTGGGGCACAAACCCATGTTGTGAAATTGCTTTAAGACCATTTCAATTTTGTAATTTAACAGAAGTTAATGTATCTAATGTAGAATCACAAGAAGATTTAAATCAAAGAGTAAAAGCAGGAGCATTTTTAGGAACATTACAAGCAGCATACACAGATTTTCATTATCTTCGTGATGTTTGGAAAAAAACAACAGAAAAAGACGCACTTGCGGGTGTAGGAATGACAGGAATTGCAAGTGGGGCAATTTTAAATTTTAATTTAGAAGAAGCAGCCGAACATGCTAAAAATACAAATAAAGAAATTGCAGAAATTATTGGAATTAAAAAAGCAGCTCGCGTAACAACAGTCAAACCATCAGGAACTAGTTCATTAGTATTAGGAACTTCATCTGGAATTCATGCTTGGCATAATGATTTTTATGTAAGACGTATGAGATTAGGGAAAAATGAAGCAATTTATAAATATCTTGCAGCAAATCATCCGGCATTAGTAGAAGATGATTTCTTTAAACCAGACATTCAAGCAGTTGTATCAGTTCCACAAAAATCACCTGATGGAGCAATTTATAGAACAGAAAGTGCTATGGATTTATTAGAAAGAACTAAAAAATTCAATATGGAATGGGTAAAAGGAGGACATAGAAAAGGATCTAACACTAATAATGTATCAGCTACTATTTCAGTAAAACAAGAAGAATGGGATACAGTTGGAGAATGGATGTGGAAAAATAAAAACACATTTAATGGATTAGCTGTTTTACCTTATGATAATGGTTCATATACTCAGGCACCTTTTGAAGATATAACAGAAGAAAAATTTCTAGAAATGGAAAGTCATTTAAATAATATTGATTTAACACAAATAGTTGAAATGACTGATGAAACAGATTTAAAAGATCAAGCAGCTTGTGCTGGTGGAGCTTGTGAAATTGTGTAATAATGAGAAAAGATGATTGGATTACAGAACTATACTACAAACAAATAAGTGATAAATCAAGAAATAATAACAATTCAAGGAAAGATGTTTCAAGTAAAAAGGAAATTTCCCCAACACAGGATCAATTTAAAAAAGGGAAATGCAACAGATCTTAAAACATTTTTCCATTGTGATACAATATTTAAATCTCAAGGTTTAATATGGTTTTGTAATAAAATACCTATAGTAGAATATGAATAAAAAAACAAAAGTAGATTCAGATGATTTAATGAAAGATACTAATAAAATTCTAAAAATTATAAATAATTTAGAAACAATGAATTTAGAAAATATTGACATTAAAAAACTTGAAGAAGAAATTAACACAGTAGAAAAAGATTTAAGAAAAAAATATAAAAATATTTTACCTGAAAATCTTGAAGATTATTTGGATACCCCAGAATAATATTATATATAAAAATAAAAGTTATGTTTCAAAGTACAAAAATATTTGATGGTTTTAGTTGTTGTTTTAGACAATGGAAAGCATCTACAACACATTGCCGATTTTTACATGGATATGGAATTTCATTTAAAGTAACATTTGAAGGAGAACTAGACGATCGTAATTGGGTTTGGGATTTTGGTGGAATGAAAAGAGCTAAAACATTAATAGATGATATGCAACCAAAAACATGGATGGACTACATGTTTGATCACACAATATTAATTGCAGAAGATGATCCTGAAATAGAATCATTTAAGCAAATGGATAAAGCAGGTGTGGCTCAAGTAAGAGTAATTCCAGCTACTGGTGCAGAAAAATTTGCAGAATTTATATTTCATAAATTAAATAATTTTGTAAGAAACGAAACAGAAGAACGTGTTAAATTAAAATCAGTAGAATTTATGGAACACGGTAAAAACACAGCAATTTATTCAGAATAATATGTTTAAAATATCTCACGAACTTCCTATAAACATGCTTGATAAAAGCTTTGAAATTAATGATTATGAGTATTGTTTACCTCATTTATTAGATCAAAACGAAAAATATAGGAGGCATTTTGAAGATGCTAAAGAATCAGGTAGTTATATTATAATGGACAATTCACTTCATGAATTAGGCACAGCATATGCAGAAGATAGATTATTACATTGGATTAATGTTTTAGAACCAAATGAATTTATTGTACCTGATGTTTGGCAAGACAAAATAGCAACATTAGTTAATGCTAAAAGATGGATATCAGTAGAATTACCTGAAAATACAACTAAAGTAGCAGTTGTCCAAGCACAAAGTTATCATGAAGCATTTGAATGTTATAACATTTTAAAAATGCAAGGTTATGAAAAAATAGCATTTAGTTATGGTGCTGATTGGTATTGTGATGAATTTCCTCACCCGAATCCCTTGGTTGGTAAAATGATGGGTCGTATAATGACTATATCAAAAATGTATAAAAGGGGATTAATAGGAGAAAGTGATAGAGTACATTTGTTAGGATGTGCATTACCACAAGAATTTGGTTATTATGCTGACTTTCCTTTTATTGAATCAATTGACACATCAAACCCAATAATCCATGGTTTA